CCTCGGGGATCAGGTGGCTGTAGGCGGTCATCAGCTCGGCTTCGCTCAGGCCATGCTCGCGCAGTGGTCCGAAGGAACCGTGGTTGCGCTTGGCCTCGCTCCAGATCAGCGCGGCATGGTTGGTCAGCCACGGGATCTCTGGCTGGCCTTGGACTCTGCTCCAGACGGTGTCTTCGTTGGTCATCGGGGAACCCAGGGGAACACGCTTGACAAATGAAAAGTCACCCGGCGCCAGCAATCGGTTGTCAGGGAGGGGGGTGGATTGCTGCCTGCTTGCATCGAGGTGGTCAAACCCCGCACGCCGTGGCCTATGTGGTTGGCAAGTTGACCGGGTGGTCACCGGAAAACCCGGCAACAATGGCCACCCATACCACGCGAGACGTAGTAGATCAACATATGCACCGTGATCCATGCGACAAAGCGGGAGGTTCGCATTCTTCCCACCGCCAAGGAGCACCTTCGAGGCGTAGCCAGTCTGGTGACTCACACTTGTGATCCCAAAACTCACACTTGTGATCCCAAAACTCACGGTCGCTAGTCCCCGTGGTAGTGGCCCATACCGGTTCGACCATCACTACCCCTCATGATGGGCTGTGATGGGAGGCAGGCCCGTGACACGCTGGACCGTTTCAGTATAGTGGCCAGACATGCAGAAGCGACCCGCTGTAGCTGTGGGAAAACCGCGAAGGATCGCTGTGGACGAGCGGGGTTACCGCATCGGGGATTCACACCATAACTGCAAATACAGCGACGAGTTAGTGAACCACATGCGCGATCTGGCCGAGCACCACAGACTGACGTGTCGAGCCATCGCTCTAAAACTGAACGTGAACCTATATTCGGTGCGCGCCATTGTCGGATACCGACGCCGCGCCTCAATCTGCCGAGAATATCGAAATGGCTAAGAAGAAGACCGTGAAGAAGAAGCGAACGATGGGCAGGCCGTTGGAAGCCGTGCCGCCCAAGCACGTTGAGGCGATCTGTGAGTGGGTGTCTCAAGGCCAAACGCTCGAGGACTACTGCCGCCAACCAAAGACTCCCACGACCCGTACGGTGTATTATTGGCTACAGAGGTCTGACGAGTTTTTTTCAGCCTACACGCGTGCGCGAGCAATCGGTGGCGATGCCATAGCTACCAGTCTGTTGTCTCTGTCAGATCAGGGCGACAACGATGACGTGAATCATCGGCGCCTACAGATCGAGACTCGCAAGTGGCTGTTGGCCAGGTGGTTTCCAACCAACTACGGTGACCGCCTTAAGCATGAGCATGATGCGAACGTGAACCTGACAGTGGTGACGGGTGTGCCGCAGCCCCTAGATAATCCAGTACCTGTAGACGAAGCAAACTAGGCTATGCCGAAAAATCTAGTCGATCTGGACTACAGGCCGCGTGATTGGCAGCGCATCGTTCACCAGCAGGCTCACAGGTTCCAGGTGCTGGCGTTGCACCGCCGTGCTGGAAAGACAGTGCTGGGTGTGATGAAGCTCGTGGACGCTGCGATGCGATGCGACAAGCCCATGGGGTTGTTCTTCTACGTTGCTCCTGAACTGAAGCAAGCAACGGCGATCTGCTGGCGGGAGCTGAAGAGCAGGCTAGAACCGGCTCGCCTGGCGGGGGCGGTGGAGATCCGTGAGGGTGATCTGACTGTGACGTTCAAGCACAACGGGGCAATGATCCGACTCTATGGCGCCGATAACCCGGACGCTTGCCGTGGGGTCCGCCTGGATGGCGTGGTATTGGATGAAGTCGCACAGATGAAGCCCGAGGTGTGGCACGAGATTCTTCAGCCTGCATTGGCTGACCGCCTGGGCTGGGCGCTCTTCATCGGCACACCAAAAGGTCTTAACCTATTCTCTGAACTGTTTTTCCGTGCGAGCCAGCGAATGTCCGAAGGCTCGAGTGACTGGTATGCAGCTAAGTGGACGGTCTACGACACGCAGGCACTAGATCCGATCGAGGTCGAGCGATTGCGCATAGACATGGAAGGCAACGAGAACGCCTGGGCGCGAGAGTTCTTGTGCGACTTCGGGGCATCAGGCGAAGACCAGTTGATTAGCCTGTCGGTAGCAGAAGATGCCAGCAAGCGAAGGTATGAACTGTGCGACATAAGCCAGGCACCAGTGATCTTGGGAGTGGATCCGGCCCGGTTTGGTGCCGACCGCTCTGTCATCGTGCGCCGGCAAGGTTTGGCGATGTTCCCTCCGTTGGTGTTCCGAGGTATCGACAACATGGACCTGGCCGAGCGTGTAGCTGTGCAGATGCTGCAAACCAAGCCCGATGCAGTCTTTATTGACAGCGGGGCGGGTGCAGGGGTGATTGATCGTTTGCGTCAGCTCGGACATGTAGTGGTCGAAGTGCCATTCGGAGGCAAGGCGACAGATCAGCAGTATCGCAACCGCCGCACGCAGATGTGGTGGGATATGCGGGAGTGGCTGAAAGCTGGCGGCAGCATTCCAGACATTCTGGCTCTGAAGCAGGAGTTAGCTACGCCGACCTACAGCTACGACGTGCAAGGCCGCAAATGCCTCGAGAGCAAGGACCAGATCAAGAAGCGACTGCAAGATGCTGGCTCTCCAGACATTGCCGATGCGTTGTGCTTGACGTTTGCGGCGCCTGTGCATGTGCAGACGGAACAAGGCAAGTTCCAGACTGCACCGAGTGACTGGCATCCGTTCCTGGATTAGCAACGCGCTGTGCGTACGTATCTAATCAGTGGCAAGCTAGGTTCGCCGGTCTATGCAGGCAGCGACTATGGAGATCCGGCCTATCTCGATTACCGAGATGCACGAGCATGCCCAGGCGTTGCTGGTGGCTCACTGGCAAGAAGTGGGGCAAGAGAAGCATCGTCGTGTGTTGTCGCCGGATTGGACACGCTACTACGAAGCTGAAGAGAAGAACGTGCTGCTGGCCATAGGTGCCTGGGTAGATGGCGAGCTGGCGGGATATTCGCTCAACTTCGTCGCCTACAACATGCACTACAGCGAAGTCCTGTCGTGTCAGAACGATCTGCTGTTTGTGGACGAGAAGCACAGAAGAGGCAGTTTGGGGGGCAGGCTGATCAAAGCTACCGAGCGTGCAGCCAAGAACTGTGGCGCGCACGAGATGCTGTGGCACGCCAAGCCAGACACTGTGCTGAACGACGGGTTGCCAAAACTGGGTTACTCGGTCCTAGATATCATTCATTGCAAGGAGTTATAGAGATGGCAGGAGTAGCAGCAGGAGCAATCATTGGTGTGTTGACTGCCACAGGTTCTGCCGTGGCGGCGCATCAGACTGCAATCAAGGGGCGCCGGCAGCAGGCGAAGGCGCAAAAGAAGGCACAGAGCCAGGCGTTGAGTACCAAGCGTCAGAACGCTCAAGCGGCCGATCGAGCTAATCGCAAGAAACCCGATATTGGCGCAATCATCGCAGCCAACCAGTCAAAGGGTGGTGGCGGTATCAGTAGCACAGACTTGAGTGGATCCAGCGGCATGTATACGCCGCCTTCGGGTGGGAGTTCTGATCTAGGTGGATACTGATGGATGCCGACACTCGCTCACCAGTGCAGAAGTATCGAGCACGCAAGGCCGACTTGTGGTCGAAGCGCTCGAGCTATGATCCGGTTTGTCGTGAGTTAGCAGAATACGTCAGCCCTCGCAGTGGTCGCTGGTCGCTGAGTGAGAAGAACCGAGGCGACAAGAAGCACGAGAAGATATTCGACTCGACTGGCACTGGTGCCTGGATGGTGCTGCAAGCTGGCATGGTCAGTGGCCTATCAAACCCAGCAAGCACCTGGTTGCGTCTAAGCACAAGCGACGACGAACTAAACAAGCAGCATGGTGTGCGCGAATGGCTAGACGATACAGGGCGCAGATTGCTGCATGTCTTCCGAGACTCGAACACGTATGCGGCCTTGTCGCACTACTTCGGAGAGATGGCGCTGTTTGGCACCGCGTGCGGCATCATTTTGGAGGATGAGGATCATGTGATCCATCACTACCCGCTGACCTTTGGCGAGTATGCGCTAGCGACTGATGATAAGGGTGTGGTCAACACGATGGCCCGAGAGTTCACCATGTCTACTGCACAATTGGTGCAGCGGTTTGGGATCGACAAAGTGTCTCGAGGTGTGCAAGAGCAATACCGTCGTGGGAATCTTGACCAAGAGATCACGGTCACGCATCTGATTGAGCCACGCGCATTGCGGGAACGTGACCCCAACAAGATCGATGGCATCAATATGCCGTGGCGATCGTGCTACTTCGAAGACAGTAAGAACAAGCGCTCTGACGACGGATTGCTGAGTGAATCCGGCTACCGCGCTTTTCCGGTAGTTGCTCCTCGGTGGCGAACGGTGGGGTCGAACACGTATGGCGACAGTCCTGCTGGCGACGCTATCAATCCCATCAAGCGATTGCAGAAGATGACGCTGGTTGAGGGCAAGGCG